GTGTAATAGGTGGAAACGCGAATATCTGCGACCAATAAATTGACCGCGCCCACTTGCGTAACCGAAGGCCGTTCGACTGGGCCGACTGTGTAGCCGTCCGGTATAACTGCCAAAACTGAAAGAATGAGCTGTTCAAGATTATCGAGAGAAGCTGGATTAGAAAGATAGGCGACTCCGCAAGTGATAGTCATATTGATTTTCGCGTGAATTGTTGAGTCATTGATTGTGTTGAGTTCCAAGTAAGGCGAGTCTGGAACAAGAATAACCGCTGGCACTTGAACCGCCTCTGGAACGTAGGAATAGACGTTCGCAGATACCGACCCGAGCGCGGTGGCCAGCGGTGTCCGGATAGAAGAAAGAATAGTGCTGGCTGGCATTATCCAACCATCGCTTCGACGTCGAGATAAGGGCCAAGAAGACCAGTTACTTTGGCGAGAAGATTCTTAGATAGGCGATAAGGCGTTACTGCGAAATCGATTCCCTCGATTGATCCGCCGGAGGCTGTGCGAGCTTGGAAGATTTCGACAGAGATAGCCAATACAGCAGATTCGACGTTAGGGTTTGCGACATAGGTTGAGAGGCCAGAGAGAGCAGCGTTTCCTGCTGGGATAATGTTCTTTTCCAATATGTCAGCATTTGTGATTGCGGCGGTAAATACATAATCGGTAATTTCGTCGTCGGTTACTGTGTGAGTTCCGTTGAATGGCGAACCGCATCCAGTAATGACGACGGATTGGCCTTCGGTAAATTCGTGAATTGTTGCGGTTTCAAAATACGCAACGTTGTCCTCTAATTTGACTTTGTTGATTTTGCTTTGGAAAGTGACAAGCATTGGAAGAATTAGATTCTCCGAAGTATCAACAATGTCGTTCAAGTAAGCATCTGAATAGAGGGATGACGAGACGCCAAGAATGGTTCTTAGCTCTGTGGCCGTGACTATTGTTGGCATCTCGCCTTCCTTTCGATCTAGGGGTCTAAGCCAGCTCGGGAGCGGACTGGCTCAGACTATTGAGATTTACTACGCGTTGTCGTTTGCTGTGTAGCCACCAGGAAGCTTTGGAGCTACTGCCGCATAGCCGTAATACATTACGGAGATTTGGCCGCTTGCGATTACGTTGGTCTGGAGTGTCAGACGTGGGCTTTCGTAGAATGTGAGAGCGTCTGGGTTGATGACGTAAATTGATCCGTCGCCAGTTCCAGATAGTGAGCGTGAAACGTAGAGGTCGAGACCTGCGACGTTGCCGCGAACTGAAAGCGGTGAAAGTGCGCCACCTGCGTTGGATGGGTTGGAAGCGATATAGATTGGGCGACCATTGTCGTTCAATCCCATAATTTCAGCCCATACATCCGGGGACACTACGACGTTGCGAGCAAAGCCAAGTGAGCCGGTATAGACGTTCTTTGCCGCGTTAGCAAAGAAAGCAAGGTAGTTAGCCGCTGTTGCGCCAGCCTTAGCGGTTGATGCTGTTGCGGTTGCGGATGCGCGAGTTACTGCGTAAGCGTCAGTTGCCTTTGCGTATGCGAACTCCATTTGACGGACGAGTTCAGCAAAGAAGGCTGGGGAACTGCGGTCGATTAGTTCGACGGATACAGTCTGCTGACCAGCGAACTTCTTTACATCAACAGAGATATAAGCTGTTCCCATATCTGTCTCAGAAGGTGCGCCTTCTTCGTTTGTCAATGCCACAGTTGGCGCGGTGTTGATGCGAGGCAATTCGAAAGTCATTCCGGAAGCCGCTAGGGTTTCGCGAGAAAGAGCATCGATGAATCCGCGATCGCCATTAGATACGCCATTGATGAGAGTTGTGCTCTGTGGAGTTGGGATGAATCCGGCGTTGTCTGTTGTGTTATCAGCGGCGCGGAGGTAAGAACGTGCGTCATCGTCGCCAAGTGCGGCGCGGATGCTGTTCTCTAGGTATTTTGCCTTTGTGAATTCAAGGCGAGGGGCGGTATAGAAAGCTGGGCGTGATGCCGCAACTGTCTCGACCTTAGCAGCTTCTACCGCTTCTTCGACGGCAGGAACTGGAGCGGTAGTGTCTGACACTTGGTCTCCTTCGGTTGGTTTGTCTGCGTCAGCGGTTGCCGGAGCAGAATCTTCTTTAGGTGCTTCATTCTCTGAAGCGGCGACTTCGCTAACGCGAGCCGAATCGATTGCTGGATCAGTAACAAGAGAAACTTCGTCGAGTGTTGCTGAAGTTATATTCATTGTGCCTTTGACGTTTGTCCATTCGTTGATTTGTGCGCCAACGCTAAAGCCATCGCGCAGACCTTCTGTGGCCTCAATCAGCGCGTCTTCTCCGGCCATAGTGTTGGCGATTTTGAAGGTGGCGACAATTCCGGAAGCGGTTACCTCGTGAGATAGCAATTTACCGATTGGTCGAGTGCGATCGTGTTCAAGAAGTAGCTTGACTGGCTTCATTTCAATTGAATTAGCGGCAAAAATAGTTGGGCCAACTGAAGTGTTTCCTTGTTCGTTCCAAGTCACAATAGTTCCGCTAATTGTGCGCTTTACAGTATCGGCCGCAGTTACGACCATTGGCATATTGATCTTCATCGGATCAAGTCCTCTTCTTCTTGGATTTGCTCAACGCTCATCGCGCCGATGCGGTTTAGTATTTCGTACACTTGCGCTCTTTCGAGAGGATTTCCGCGCAAGAAGTCATCAAGGTCGAAACGTACTTCAGTCGTCGCTGGAACAAAGTCCGGCATTGATAGACGCTTCTCGATTGCTGTAAGTAATGGGCGAAGTGAGAAATCTACAAGTGAACGACGCTCGCTGATTGAGTTTGAATATGTCATCGAGGTTGTTTCCGCGCTTAGGAAATACGCCGGAATACCTGCGGCTCTCGCGAGTTCGAGCGCGACGTACTGACGCGCCTCTGCTAGCTGAAGACTCTTAGGATCGTAACCGAACTCTTTCAAATCTACATCAGCATTGAGGAAAGCGGTTGAGCGAGTCTGTCGAGCAGTTCTCCAAGCTGAGAGAAGTGACGAGACTCTTTCGGCCGTGAGGTTTGTGCCGTTAGATTTCAAAATCATTGAAGGTGCTGGCTCTTTGGCGTAATTTACTGCCGCGTTCTCAAGATATACCGCCGCGCTGACAGTCTTGCCAGCTCTGTGTAAGAATCCTTCATCATAACCATCAAAGCGAATGATTGAACCGACGCCCGAAAGTGGGACATCCATTCCATCTACTTTGTATGACTCAATCATTGTGTTACGGAAATTAGTATCGACCGTTACTCGGTCTGGACTTACGCGAGTCCAAGCGCGAACTTTTCCGCCATCAGTTGCGGAATACATTTCGAGGACTTGGCCATAACCGACGCCATAAAGCCAAATATCTTCGGCAAGCCAAGTATAGATAAGGCTTCCGGGAACGCGAGGATCAGGTTGATTGATTACTCGAAGTGGATCGACGTGTTCACCGGTAAGTTTTGAATATTGCTCAAGTGGAAGTGAGCCGACAGTTCCGCAGATGATATTTCTAGCGCGAGCGATTGATGGAACGCTCATCGATAGTTGGCGAGTCGTATTAGTTGCGCCGCCCAAAATGTTATAAACGGAATCTGAAATCTGGACTGGCGTTAGTGCGGCGGTGACGTCGCTAGTTTTCGCAGGAGTCTGCGCAGTAACTTGTGGAAAGAAGAAATCGCGGATAGCACCCATTTGCCTAATATTGTAAGGCGAGTGTGTTACATAATCACAATGTCGACGCCATCGTTGGACTTAGTGGCGAAGTGAGTCGCCATTGCTGAGGCAATAGCTCCACAGATAACCGCGTTACTTACTTTTCGACCCATTACCCATCCGCCGTCGCCAAATGGAAGCTTTACAGCGGATAGGCATTGTTTGGTCAGCTCGTCCTGTCCCGAGTGGGCTAACCGTTGAGATGAGATAGCACCTAAAAGTTCATCGCAACTTTGAGCATAATCTAAACCATCAATCGGCTCAGTCCTAATTCCAGCCGAAGCCAATCTAGCCGCGACCGCTGACGCCGTTCGAGCTGAATAGGCAACCAGTTGGACTGGGTATTTTCTAAACCAGTCGGCTAAGTCATTGGCCAAGGCTTTATCGTCCAAGTTCTGAGGATTGTGCCAAGTCTGAAGCAGGATAACTTGGAATTGGTCGCCTTCAAGTTTCTGGCTGGCAACAAGGGCGGCTTGCTTGCGGTCAGGACTGAGATCGATAGCCAGCCAAGTATCCGCTTCAGGGTTGAGCCGAAGTCCCTCAACTTTACAAGCGTCCCATTGAGAAGCATTGATAACTGGGTTGATGGTATCGACCCATTGGCATAAGACTTCTGTGCGCACAATGTCTTCAGGGTCTGATAAGACCGCTCGAATGTTATCGGGATGGACTGTGTAGCCAAGTGACGGATTAGCTTGACAGACACCTAGCCAGAAGTCCGGTGAGTTATCGAACTTGATGCCGTGAGGCGCAGACCATTCGAACCAGCCAATATCATCCGAGCCGCCGTGAATTGCGGCTAAAGCTCTTTCGCGTAATTTGTTTAGAACTATCGAGTGCTGATCGCCAGCATTTGAATAAACCCATATTTGAGGATTCGGGCTAGCCATCTGGGTATAACGCAAGGCTGACCAGACGTCTTCGTCTTTATACTCGCGAGCCTCGTCTAAATGGATAGTTTCAGGGGCGGCAATTCCTCGACCGGCTGAATTATTGGCTCGGACAATATAACGTCGGCCTTCTGTGAATTGAAGCTCTTGAAATCCTTTACTTTCCAGCTTCTTAGTAAATTCAGCGGCTAGTCGGGGAGTCTGTTCGATAATGCCGTATATCTTGTAAAACAATTCGGCCGAAGTCGTCAGCTTGTGAGCGGTATGGACTTGTAATTTCTCCTTGAGAACGTAGATTCTAAACAAGATTTGTAAGGCCATAAAGGTCGATTTCCCCTGTTGCCGAGCGCATAACAAGGTGACAACTGGGTGAGCCCATCGGCCGTCCGGCTTGTATTTCAGGGAGTGATGTGCCAGCCATTGTTGCCAAGGAAGCAATTCGTAGCCGATTTCCTCGCAGAATTTGATCATAGCCTCGCCGTGAGAAGGGTAATCGGTCAGTTTTGTGTGAATTCGAGGGTTTGGAACACCACGGTAAGCCGATTCGTCCCTGACTCGGGCTATCTCTGTCGATTGCTCCATTATTCTCCAGAGTCGGCCAGATAATGAACAGCCGAGCCATTTTCAGGGAAAATCTTCCCAATGGGGGTCGTACTTCAACTGGTTCAAATACAGTCGCGGCTGGCGGCTTGCCATTTGGCGGAACCGCAGGTGGGTCATCTGGGGGAACATCAGGATTTCCAAATATTTCAACCATTACTCCTCCGCCTATTGCGGGGGGAACAGGCACAGGATCAGGAACAGCTACCGCTGGTTCGGCTACTTCCGGAGCCCCAGTTTTTAGCATTCCGGGAATTGGAAACCCAAGTCAATTCATCCGCGATTTTATTGGCTTCACTCAAACAGGAACCGGTGCTTTGGGAGGCCGCGGAGATCTTCGGCCAGATGACGGAGGCGGAATCACAATCGTCGTACAAGCCCCGAGCGTTATTGATGAAGAAGGATTTAGCCGCGCGGTTGTCGGTGCTTTGAATCAGGCGACCAACCGAGGTACTGGCGGAGGTTCCGGCATTAGAGATACGGCTCAAATTTTATGACCGCTTGGACTCCCGAATGGCGCATCAAAACCAACGGAAATGATGTCACTTCGGTAACCCTTGCGAATTTATCAATCACTTCAGGTAGAACCGACGTCAATTCACCAACCCCTGCCGGTTATTGTTCTCTCGCGCTAATAAATACAGATAATACAGTTTATAATTTTGCGGTAAATACAGCTATCACCATCGAAGTAAAAGATACTTCTGGAAACTTTGTTTCGATTTTTGGTGGTCGAATTTCTGATTTGCGCCAAATTGTCAGAACGGCAGGAAGTGAAGCGGCAGTCACAACAATCAACATAACCGCGATTGGAGCATTATCCAAACTTCAAAGAGCTATATTTGACGGCAATTTAGCCGAAGGATTAGATGGCGCACAACTTCAAGATTTATTGGATGATTTGCTTTTAGGCAGTTGGAATGAGTTACCCCCAGCCGAAACTTGGAATACATATGACGCGACCGAGACTTGGGCTAATGCCTCAAATATCGGACTAGGACAAATAGATGCTGGCGAATACACAATGGTCAGTCGCCAGATTGATGATCAGGTTATTTACGTAATCGCTAATCAAATCGCCTCATCGGCCTTAGGCTATCTATATGAGGATGCTAACGGCCTTATTGGTTATGCGGACGCCAGCCATCGGCAGGATTACCTAGTAGCCAATGGATATACCGAACTCGACGCCAGTCACGCCTTAGGCGCAGGAATTGGAGTCGTACAACGGCAAGGCGATTTGGCTAATAAAATCGTCATTGATTATGGTAATAATTTCAACTCACAATATATTTCAGAAGATACAGCTTCCCAATCAAATTATGGTTTGTATGCCGAACAATTTTCAAGCTATCTAAAAAACGCTAATGACGTTGAAGATATGGCTGACCGCCTTATCCAGCTTAGGGCATACCCTAGGTTTCAGTTTCAATCGATAACCTTTCCTCTTCAATCGCCCGAAATTGACGACGCCGACCGAGATGCCTTATTGAACGTTTTTATGGGTCAGCCAGTCAAAATCATCAATCTTCCTCCTCAAATGCTAGGTGGCGAATTCACCGGCTACGTCGAAGGTTGGACGTTTAGAGCTTCCGTCTCGGGCCTATCAATTACGCTCAACGCAACACCCACAGAATTTTCAGCAGTCGCGCAACGATGGAATCAAGTTTCAGGCGCGGAAAGCTGGAATAGCATCCTCAATACGCTAGAATGGCAAGACGCGATAGGAGTCATCAGCTAATGGCAACAACAACGAACTTCGGTTGGGAAACGCCCGACGATACTGATTTGGTCAAAGATGGGGCTCTCGCGATGCGAACCCTCGGTAATGCGATCGATACGTCGCTTGTCGATCTCAAGGGCGGCACAACCGGCCAAGTATTATCAAAGACCAGCAATACCGATATGGACTTCACTTGGGTCACAAGCGATGACGCTAATGCGATTCAAAATACAATCGTCGATGCCAAGGGCGATCTCATTACCGCTACTGGCTCAGACGTCCCAGCTCGCCTCGCAGTCGGCAACAACGGCGAAACACTCATAGCCGATAGTTCCACCGCCACTGGATTGCGCTACTCTGCGGGAATTCCAGTAGTTCTAAACGCTCAGACTGCTACTTACACAGTTGTCCTTGGTGATGCCTACAAACTGGTCACTATGTCCGTTGCTGGTGCTAATGATTTTCAAATTCCAACTAATGCAAGCGTTGCTTTTCCAATTGGCACAGTTATCAATGTAATTCAAATTGGTGCAGGACAGACCACAATCAAGGCAGTCACTTCAGGAACTACTACGATTTCATCAACAGGAGCTACTGCCACAGCTCCTAAGTTGAGGGCTCAGTTTTCAGCCGCTTCTTGTATCAAGGTCGCAACCGACACTTGGTATGTCGTAGGAGATATTGCCTAATGAGTTTGATCGGGATTATTGCTAGTGGAATTAGTGGTCATTTAGGGCCGCCGCCTGCAATAGCCATTGCTGCGGCTGGTTCGCCCTACATCTTTACCTATCCTTGGTCTGCTGGCTTTGGAACTAAGTATGCAGACCCAGCAACACTACCTGCAGGAGTTGGCAATGGCGTTGCTTTCAAACCTCAAGGCGATGCAATCGCAGTTTCCCACAACGCTACACCTTTCATCAGCACCTATCCTTGGTCTTCAGGATTTGGAACTAAATATTCAAACCCAGCAACACTACCTACAGGAACTGGTTTTG